TCAATGAAGTAACATGCCAAAGGCTTTCCACGAAATCGCCAGATGGGATGGAGGTCTTAATACCCACTTTGATGAATCTGACATAGAGGGTACTGAGCTTTCTGACGTTTCCCTCTGGTCTGTGTCCAAACCGGGTCAAATATATACAATATCTAATTACGTTGCTACTGGTACTCCACCTCAATCTGGTATATATAGTACTAATGTATTTAGTGTTGCAAGTGATGCAACTCCATTAGTTAGGTATGGTTTTATAATTGCTGAGTCTGATTATGCTATAGGGACTAATGAAGTAGCTGCTGTCGTTGAGACTAGATATGCTTTCATTATAGATTCTAAAGGCGAACTTACTGTTTTAGAGGCTTTTAGTTCGTCTTTAACCACTGAAATAAACCTTGATAGTGCTAGTGGCTTAGATACTGCTGCTCCCAAGCCAAGAATGTTTTGGTCTGAAGGTGCTTTAAGAATCTCTGATAGTATTCATGGTGCTAATAGCAAAGTAAAATGGTGGGGAGTTGTAAGTTTTCAAAGATTTACAAATTCTGACGATGTATGGTTGAACCCTATGGGTGCATCAGCAGGAAATGCAGATTCTAGATGGGTATGGGCAGATGCATCTCAACCAAAGCCTGCTGTAATTGGTACAGCTACTAATACTAATGCTTACAAAGATAATTTCGGTGCTGTTATTTATGGGTCAACAGCCCTTAACTATCCATCTCAAGTACCCGGTACAACTATGGGCAAGGGTATTAATATGAACATTAGTGCAAGTACATCTGCTACTGATGGAGGTTGGGAAGCTACGAGTTATGAATTTGGTCAAACTTTAGTATATGTAGGTAATCAAGAATCAATGATTGCTCCTATGAGAATATATAATTCTGGTGACACGGCTGATGTTAGTATAGCATCACAACAATATTGGACTAGCGTACAGGTATTTGCGAGTACAAGTGCCACTTATGATTATGATAAAAGAGTTACTGGTGCTAGGATATATATAAGAAAGGTTGGGCAGAATAAAAGGTGGACATTGTTTCTTGATGCTGATTTTGAAAGAGGAGTAAGAAGAAATACTTTTGATAGTTTTGATACTATTTGGGTTAGGGGTGGTGTTGGCACATATTCTTCAAGTGTAGGATTGAAAATTAAATCTCCATCCCCTCAGACTTATGAATCTCTTAATGGATATTCTCCCAATGAGAGTGTATGTTCTTTTGAGAATGATACTCATGGTTGGGAAGATTCTACTGTTTTAAATAGAAGAACTTTCCTAATTGGTGTTAAATATCTAAATGATTATAGTGGTCAAAGCGAAGTAATGCCAGATAGAATATATTATAGTGCTATGACTAAATATGATACATATCCCACTACTAATTGGATTGATATTGGTGTTAATGATGGAGAAAGTTTTACTGCTATTGAAGGGTTTGCCAATAGAATATTAGCTTTTAAGCAAGGTACACTTTATATTATTAATGTTCAAAATCCTAATGATGGTGGTTGGTTCTTAGAGGCTGAGTTAAAGGGTATGGGCATTACAAGTGCTGATGCTGTAACGAAATCAGATCAAGGCATATTGTTTGCTAATACTACTGGTTTATTTAGATTTGCTGGTGATGGCATCCCAAAAAGATTAACCGATAAACTTAATAAAACAGATTGGACTACTGACTTAAGTACTGCTAGTCACTTTATTCAAGTTGGTTATGATGGTGCATCTGAGCAATGTTTCGTAGGTGAAGTAGGAATTGTAGCAGCTGGATTACATACTGCTAGTAGCCCAGTTTATATATATGATTTCAGAACAGGCTCTTTTGTAAAGCATACTAATTATTTAACTGATGGTCGTTCTAATTTCTCTAATATACCAGATACAAGAGAACTTCTTTGGATAGAGCCTGACACTACAGGGGGTACTGGTGATGAGGACTTTAAAATAAGTAAATATGTTGCTAATACTCTTGGTGCTGAGGAATCAGCAGCTGCTGGGGATCAGTATTTTATTACTAAGCTTGATGATTTAGGTAGTCCAGCACTTATGAAAAAGTTTTATAATTTATATATCAATCTTAAAACTGGAGGGAATTATGATTTTGATGTTATAGTTAATGGTGGAGCTGCTGTTAATATGAACGACAGTACACTAGGCTCTTTTACAAAACTAAAAGTAAGTTTATCTACTGTTGCTAATGCATCTACGTTCCAATTAAAAATATTAAATAAAACTACTACATCTATCACTATAAATAGTATTTCATTAGAATATAGAGTATTATATAAGCGAGTTTCATAATGGCTATTAGAGATAGTGTAGTTTCAGATCGCCCACCAGATGAAACTCAATTAAAAGATGGTGATCGTGAAATATATCTAGATGGTCAAAATCTAGTTGAAGTTATAAAGGTTAATGGTGTCTTATTTGAGAACATTATAGGTGGAGATCAATCTGAACCTGTCCTTGCTTCAGGCTCTGGAGGCATTGGCAACTGGGAGTCCCTTGATGACGGCTTATATGCAGGTAATTTAGAGTTATTATCTGATGATGCTGTATTGATAGCAAAAGACGCAGATGGCGATGCTAGAGCTAAATTTGGGCAAGTTGCTACAAACTCTTTTGGATTGCAAGTATTATCAGAAAATGGGTCAGCGGAGCTAATGGGTTTTTATGGTTCTACTGCTACTATCGCAGGATGGACTATTAATACTACTAGTATTTTTAAAACAATAACTAGTGCTGGCGTGACTAAAAGTGTAGGACTTACTACTAATGCTTCTAAACCGGGCTTTACAGTACAAATCGGTAGTATAGAAAGAATAAGACTAGGTTTTTTAGATACTACTGAATATGGTATGAAAATAAAAGATAGTACTGGTGCCAATCTTGTGGAGATAAAGGCAGATGATGATGGTGGTACGGCTGATGTGGCTACTATTGCAGGGTGGACTATTTCTCCTACTGCATTGACTGGTGGTAGCACATCAACAACCATAGCACTTGTCCCCGGTACTGCAATTTGGATGGGTGATGCAAGTTTATCGAGTGCAAAATTTTCTGTTACAAATGCAGGTGTATTAAAAGCGACATCTGGTACTATTGGAGGTTGGGACTTAACAGATACTGTATTGAGGTCTGCTACTTCAGGAAGTAGAATACAACTGGATAAAGGTAAGAATCGTATTTCTATTTTTGATGGAACAGATGAAACAATTGTTATGGGTTTTCTTGATGGAGTGCATAGAAATGATGCTTCTGGAAATGCAAATAGTGCGAATGCAACTACATTGGTACATACTGGTAAAGATTGGAAAAATGATGAATTGAATGGTTTAACTATAAAATTTACAAGTGGGAATGCTTCTGGAAATACATCTTTAATTACTGATACCACAGGAGGCGATACAATAACTTATAATACTATGAGTCCAGCACCAGAAGCTGGTGATGCTTATCAAGTTTTATATGGTGATAGTGATTATGGATTTTGGGCGCAGAATGGTGATTATTTACAAATAGATGGCGATGTTGAATATTTGAATGGCGATTGGCTTATTTCACATAATGCATCTCTTAGAATATTTAATGAAACTTCTCAAGAAGTACTTCGCTTAGGTTCTGCTAATAATGGGGAGAAGGGTCTATTCTTATATGATGGCACGGGGTCGTTAGATTCAGATTTGCTTGCAAAATTTCATACCACAGGTTTTCAAATTGGAGATGTTGATGGTGCTGATAATAATATTAGCTACGCCCTAGACACGGGTGTACTAGCTATAAAAGGCAGTTTTACAGTTCAAGATGCAGTATTACCTGCTTTGGCATTTTGGGTGAAAAATGCACAATGGGATTCATCTTTTGATAATACATTTGGTTCATCTCCAGTTGCTGTTGCTGGTGCAGATACATATCATGCTACAAATTATGAAGGTGAGGCTATCATATTTGGTTATAGTGGCAATGGGACATATGATGCTACTGTTAATGGTGCTTTTATGTACGAGGGGAGTAAATATATCATAGAGAGATTTCAGGGGTGGACTACAAATACTGGAGAAACTCAAGATAAAAAGACTTATGCTATAGCTACAGCAGCTCCTTCATCAGGTGTATTGGATGGATATATTGTATATGAGACAATAGGTGGAACAACTGCTCAGCCTGTTGTTGATGGGGCTCAAATTAATTGCCCATTTTATATGGGGGGGGTAACTGGCGACCCTTATTTTAGAATGGCATTTTGTACACGAACTACTACTGTTGCAACTGATGGTACTATCTCTGTAGTATGGAAATATGATCCTAATTCTATAAATATGACTACTTTTACTCCAACATCTACAATGGTTGTAATTGGATACATGAGAACAATAGAATATGATAAAATTGAATATATGCAAATGTTCAGAGAAGCTATACCTATAGACACTGTACAAGATGCTGGTGGGTGGACTACTACTAATTTCAATGCTGATGGTACATCTGCCATTCTTAATAGTCCCGGTGTAACTATTACTGGTGGTGGTATAACTATGAGTTCTGGTGGGAGTATTAAGGGAGGGCAAACTGATTATAATACTGGTACTGGATTCTTTTTAGGTTATAGCGGTGGGGCTTATAAATTTTCAATAGGTAATACTAGTACAAATAATATTACTTGGAGTGGTTCTGTTATGTCTATTAGAGGTAGCCTAAATGCTGATGATATGACTACAGGAAGTATAGAATCTAGTGATGGGAATACAAAATTTGACTTGGATGAAGATGTAATAATCATTAATGATGATTCTCACGATAGAGTAGCATTAGGCGATATAGGTGATTCTGGGTATGGATTAAAAATATCTGCTCCCGGTTCTACTGCTGTTTCTGCTGATGATGATGATTTATTTCTATCATCAAATTGGGCAGTTCCTAAGTTTACATTACTATTTGGAGGTGCAAATGAAAAAATAGATGGGTCTGGTTTATTAGATACTGCTTATACTACTTGGGTAACTGGAACTTGTACTGCCAATGATAGCCCAGGAACATCAATGCAAGATACTTCAAAAGATTGGGAAGTTAATGAGTGGGTTGGTAGTACTGTCGTAAGGACAAATGCTGGAGTCAGTGATGCTACGAGTATGAGAGCCTATGGTCAAATCACAGCAAATGATTCTGATACCCTCACCCATGTTGCCTTAGCAGGTGGTTATCCTAGTACTGGTGATGATTGGGATATTGGTGATACTTATACAATATCACCTAAAATGTGGGGAAGATATGCTAAATCAGACTCTTATTATGTTGGAACGAAAAAACAAATTAGTTCTCCATCTAATTTAACTTGGACTGAGGATACTGAGGGTACTACAATTGCAACATTCCCATATTTGCATGATAAAATAAATAAGTATATTCGTTTAAGTGCTTTTCTTTCAGCAGAGACATCATTACGCCTAGGTATATATAGACAAACTTGGAACACTGGGACAGCACAGAAACTACAATTAGAGCTTGCAGGTGTCGAAGATAAGGGAAGATTCTTTTATACTACGTCTTTTATAAATGCTCTAAATACTGGGGATGCTGTATGGAGTGATGATTTAAATACAACATCGGCTCCCCTTCATGGTCAACCAGCTTGGTATGTTTGTACTGATGGTGGCATAGCATCAGGCGATTTTGCTAGTATAGGAGAACTGCAAATTGGATTAGCACAGGGGAATTTGAATACTCATTTTGATGAGATATACGACAGGTTCCCATTTACGAGAATAATAAATACTAATGCTAATAATGGCTCATATGAAGTTGCTACACTAGATTTGACTTCTCATTTATCAGCAGCCAATCCCCTAAAACATGGTGATTTATATATTATTAGACTTACTGGGGGAAGAACAAGTTCTAGTATCTCTACTGATGATAGCCACTTAGTAATACAACCACAAGTGACTGTTCATGGATATGATTTTAATGCAACTGATGGTGATAATAGTAGTTAATAATGGGATAGCATTCTATGTGTAAAATTCGTAAAATCTCAATGTGTAACTGTATGGAAATGAATTATGTCAGCCAGAAGTAGATATTTATTACAACGTGATATTGCTCGAGAGAGCACAGATATTGGCAAAAAAGCTGCTGAGGCTGGCGATTACTTTGCTAGGGAGAAAAGAAGCACTCAAATTGGTGGATCATTAGGTGCTTATGCAGGGGTGCAACTCGCTGGATTAATAGCAGGTGGGCCAATTACATGGGGAGCAGCAGCTGTTGCGGCAGGTCTTGGTTACTTAGTTGGTGGTAAAGCTGGTGAAGAGATAAGTGAACGCAAGGAATCTGGGCAATGGATGATAGGGAAGGAAGACAAGTATAGTAATGAGCAAAGTGGATTCCATAGAGAATTAAAGGATCGTGGTAAATTTTTAAAAGAAGATAGAAAATTAACTTCTGAGTCTCTAATGCAGGCTAAAAAGGGTGCTGATTTATTGGGAGGCATAGGAAAGGGGGCTTTAATGGCATCTGCTACGGCAGGTATAAAGTATGGGGCAGTAGACGATATAAAGACTAAAATCAAAGCTGGTAAATTTAGTTGGATGCTTCCTGAGAAAAAACAGCCTGCATTTGGTGCTGGTAATCTGAAGGATGCTGGTAAGATAACAAAAGAAGGGGCTGAATATGAGAATATGTTGGATAAAATTAATAAGGCAAAGCCTCCTGTTATTGATACTATAAAAGATGCTAGTAACCCAAGAGTTATAGCCGATGCTGGTTTCAATCCTTATGCGACTTTTGACGAAGCTTTGGGGACTATGGAAGAAAATGTTGCAAAAGGTATTGATGCTCAATCTAGTGGAACTTTGGCTGATAATGTTTTACCCGATCAATCAAAGCATATACTTGGTAATGTTCATCAGCAGAGCATTGGTGATGTTCCTGCTACTCAAAAATTATTTGGTGCGATACCACAGGGAGAGACAATTAATCAAGAAGCTCTTGACCAAGCCAATGTTATTAATAACTCATTTGCTGAAGCAAGTGCACAGAATGCTAAACGTACTAATGAATTACGAAATAAGTCTACCCTATTTGGGCAGGCACAACAGAAGAGCAAACTTCAACAGACCTTTGATTTATCTGAGATTGATAATTACGAAGGTGGAATAACTTCTACTAGTAGAGAAGGTGGTATTGTAGGTGGTCGTGGAGATATGCCAGCATCAGAGATTCCAGAAGGTCTTGCTATTGCAGAACAAAAGAAAAAAGAGATGGAATTTTTTGCTAAAAATCTTGATATTAAGAGAAATTCTAAATGGGATTTGCAACCATCTGAGATTGATTATGCCAAAGGTACAGAGATGCATACGACGGGAATACCTATGGATCATTATAAGAAACTAAATAAGAAAGACACATCTGCGTTTGGAATGGAAGATTTTACAGAACAATCTTATGAGAAAACTATAAATGAAATAGATTATAAGAAAACAATGGGGCAAGACTTTGCAAAAAGTCAAAAGCTTGAAGGTGTAAAAGATATATCAGTAAAGCCTGCGTCTGTTGCCGATGCACATCAGCAAGCAATTGCACAATTTTATGATCCTGCTCTCACTGCTACAGAATCTTGGGGTAATACTGCTAATATAAAAGCATTTAAAGAATCATCTATCTACTCAAGTTTACCGGGTAAAACTGCTTCAAATAAGTATTATAATTGGCATAATATGGTATCTAAAGCTTATAAGGCTAATCAATAATGGCTGGCGAAAACAGTAGAGACTGGAACCCCGATAGCTTCTTTAAGGGAGATGGAGAGGCTTATACTCCAGATGAACTTGCTACAAATTTTGGGCTAGATAAATCTGAGTATTCTACATATTTCCCTAAGTATGATAATTGGAAAACTGAATTCGCAGAAGCAGACTATGCGATAGCACAAGAAGAATATGAGGCATCTAAGACTCTATTGAGTGCAAAGAAAGAATCTGGTGATGAAGAGATAGCTAGGAAAACAGAAGAAGTTGGTACTAGTTTAGCACAGGGATTAGGTTCTTCATATAGTCAAGCTGCTACCGCTTATGCTGATGCTTCTAAACAAGCTATTGGACAACAAATATCATTTACATCTGGGGCATCTGGGAGACAAAAAAGTGAAGCATTTAGTAGGACTCAAGAATCTTTAATGGAAAATACTGTAAAGCAAAATACACAATTTACATCTGCAACTGGTGACTTAGCTAAGGCAACTACCGATCTTCAGAATCAATATGACATTGATACGGGTCAGATTGGAAGGGATTATAAATCAGCAGAGATTGATAAAGATTATAAAAGTAAAGCAGGTCGAGCACAATGGGAAGAAAGTATATATGATACATTAGCAAGTCTTACGAGTGCTGGTGCTTGGGATGAAGAAGAAGAAGAAGGTGATGATGGTTGGTATTTAGGTAAAAATCTAGGTGCAAAAGAAGGATGGTGGGAAATTGGCTAAGTCATATTACGAACCACAACAGAAATCAAGTTTATTTGATGTGGCTTTGCAGACTGGGGCAAGGGCTATAGCTGGACAGCTCGTAGGAGACTTCTTCGATAAGGTTCCAGAAGAGTTGAAGCATGCAACTAGTATGGAAAAAGCGCAGATAAATGCTGTAACCAAAGGCGAGACTGATGCTTTAGCTGAAATTAGGTCTGTTAGTACTATGATTGGTGGTCTTACTGATCTTGCTAAAATTAATGCAAAGCGTGTAGAGGGTGAACCAGATGTATTAGCCGATCGTTTTGCAACAATTGAATCAGCTTTAACAAGACTTGCTGGTGATGATAATATTTCATATTATGATTTATCTAGCCCTGATGATGATACACTTACTACTATAAGTGGGACAAGTGTTCCAGTACAAAGACAAGCAAGATTAATGCTTGATACATTTAAAGGTGCTAAAGGTGTTTATGAGCATATTGGTAAAGTGCATGAAGACAATAACGCTCTTATTGAATCTCTAAATACTCTTAGAGCGAGTGCTCAGGGAGGCACATTCGTAAGCGATCAAGAAAGTTTAAATAATGTAATAGATAGTATAAGGTCTATATATGAGAATAATATAAGACTTGGTGGCGATGATATTATTGATAGTAAAGCATTAGACAGAACAACTAATAATCTTCAAGCGTGGGCACAGGCTAATCATAAAGCTGCTCTAACAGACTGGGATGCGAAAACTCCAGGGATACAGTTTGCTGGTGAGATTATGAAGAATGCTACAGTAGATTTGGGAGACTGGAATGTATCTAAAGACCTTAGAAATACTATAATAGATGATCTTAAGAAAAATAACTATATGCAGGAGGGTGGTCAAACAATTAGTTATCAGCAAGGTGCAAATATGGCTATGCATTATCTCCAGACAGGTGAGCCAATAAAAGCTAATGCAATATTCGATAAAATAATACCCGGTGGTTCGGCATTTGAAAATAAGAAGCAAATATCAGCATTAATGACAGCTAATGAAACATTAGATTTTCAAAAGGCTACAGCACTTCAAAAGCAGATGAATAAAAGAGTTAGTACGCTTAAGGCAGTAATTGATAATGACAACGAGAGTCAAAAGGCAGCTGCTAGTGTATATTATGGTAATACAAAAACTCTTAATGATGGTATATTTGATGATGTTGGGCGTGTAACTGGGCGTAGCTGGAAATACGGAGGAACAGAAGAAGAAGTAACAAGATTATTTGGTCTTGTTGGTACTGGTGACTGGGAGCCAAAGGAGGATGTAATACCATTAGCTCAACTTGCATCTGATTATACAAATCAATATTCAAGTCCAATTAAATATGCTTCTAATGTCCCAGATCAAAATATAAGAGCAGCTGTTGATGGAAGGGCAAGACAAGAACAAGCAGCGAAACCCCTATTAAAAGTTCTTTTATTCTCAGGCGTAGGGAAAGCGAAAGGCATTATTCAGGATGAAAATGGTAAAGAGTGGACATATGACACTATGGATGAGCTTACAGATAAACAGGCTTACAAACTATTAAAAGACTCTGAATCACATGGGGGACTCAATTGGTTGCTTGGTCTTAATACTGGGAATGTAGAAATAAGTGATGAAGAGAGACAGCAAATTATAACTAAAAATCTCAGGGATATAGATCCAACTGGTAAAGGTAAAAAAGACAAGAGTGCTTGGTCAACAAATGTAGCAATGAAAGGAGAAGATACTAAATTAGTATTCAAAATGGCTAATCATTGGTATACACATGAAAAACTTCTTGATAATATTGCTAGTCCAGATAAAATAGCAGGGATGAATGAACAAAAAATGAAGATGGACTTCTATAGGGGTCTTTTAAATGGTCAACTTAAACTTAATTTCGTAGAATCATTAGGTGGGCCAGCAGAAAAGGCGTGGCTCAAAGAAATTGAAGATGGTATTAAGGTAGCTGCTGGGGCAAATGTAATTAAGGTAGATGGCGAAGAATTCGTTATTCCTAAAGTAACCTACGATAAAGATGCTAAGGCTTTAGTTGCTGCTGAGATAGCAAAGAGAAATAAAGAACGGATTGATTTAGATAACTTCCAGATTGATTTAGCTGCTCAAGACCAACCATTACCCGGTGATGATGTAGTAATAAATAGGAGTTTAGATAATCTTCTTAATCCTCAACTTAATATAGATGCAATGGACGCAGATTCTTCTGATTTTTCATCAACAGATTCTTCCGATTATGCTTTAGCCATAGATGACTCTGGTAGTATTACTCCCAAAGATGTTGATGCTCGGCAATATGCAGAGTGGATGAGGGAAACTGGTCAGCTGGGTCAAGGTGGTGATGTAAGTGTTGTCCCAACAGATAAAGTAGAAGAGTCATTAAAGAATTTAGAACTTCAATCTATTGTACTAACGGGAAGGGAGAAGATGGAGTTTACGAAGATGTCCAATTATGGTGACAAAATGACTAGTCTTGAAAGAAGACAATTTAGAAAAGATGGTATCGTTCCACAGAAACTTATAGGTGCTTATAATAAAGATAAAACATTATCATATGGAAATGAGTTAACAGAAGATTTTAAAGAGATTGAAGAACTAAAAAATTATTTAGTTAAAGCTGAGAGCAGAGTGGATGAACAATTAAAAAATCAAGGAAAGGGTCATACATATACTGATAAAACTATGCAATCTGCCCGAAGAAATGTTCGTATTACTTTAGATAAAATAAAAAGATTGGAGATGGGGGTTAGAAGCAATATTGGGAAATCTATTAATCCCACTACTGGATTACTAAGTGATACTAGCACAAACAAAGCAATATATGATTTATTAGCAAGAGCTTTCCCCAATAAATCAATAGAGGAACTTCAACAAATGATGATGCAGTATTCTACTTCAGAAACAGAAGATTATGCTCTTACTAAATAATGCAATACCAATATACAACATCGGAATTCGCAGAATTATTACGGACTGCGATGCCGTCTTTACTAGAATATGACTTAAGTGACGAAGCACTAGTACAAGATTATTTTGAGCAAAACCCCGATGAAGAGCAAATGGCTTTGGTTGCTCCGATTGCTATTACCCCCACCGAAGAACCAGCACCACCTCCAGTACCCACATCAGTAGAAAGCGTAGAAGAGAGTTTAGCTTGGATTGATGCTAGGAATAGAAAAAATCTATTAGGCGTTGATGCCCTCCCGGGTTTTTGGAAACAACTAGGGCATAATCTTGAAAAACATATGCATTCTCTTAAGTCAGGTGCTGTAGGGTTAACTGGTTATTTTGCTAATGGACTAGGATTTGATGAAACTGGTGCAGCTTTGATTGAATCGTCTGAAAATCTGAGGCACATGGGGTTAGAAAAGCAAAAAGAAGCATTGATAAATGACCCTCAGTTAATGGCGTTGGAAATGTGGATGCAAGAAGATGACTTTTTTACATTAGACGATTTTGTAGAGCATCAAGGTTCTTATATGAAACTAGGTTTGGCTAGTGGTTTACCAAGTATAATAGAGATGGGAGTTGTAGCTGCTTCTACATATGGTCTTGGAACTGCTGCTACGTTCTTAAGGGGAGGTGTCAAAGGAGTACAAGCTGGTACAAAACTTATACAGGGATTATCACATGGAGCTGCTATCACTACTGCTATGGGCATGGAGGGTAGTTCTCAATGGAATGATGCTATGGCTTATGGTGAGGAGCAGGGGCTTAGTCCAGAAGAAGCATCAGAAACAGCAGGTTGGAGTTCTTTATTATATATGCCCGTTGCTGGAGCGGCAGAATATTTTCCATTAGCAAGAGTAGCAAAAAGAATGGGTCTTCAAAAAGTGGCTCAAAGAGAACTTTCTGATATTATAACAGGTAAAGTTATTCAGAATAGATTAAGGAGAGGTGGAATAGAAGGTCTTAAGGGGGCAGCTATTGAGGGGACTACTGAGTTTACACAGAATCTTAGTCAAAGAATAATACAGTCTCAATATCAAGGGGACTGGGAAGGATTTGCAAAAGAAGCTTTATCTAAAGAATCTAAGTTAAGTACTTATGCTGGTTTCTTAACTGGTGGTGGGTATAGTGTTCCTAGTGGTATTGTTAATACTGGTGAAAAAGGTATTAGAGAAAGAATCAATAAGATGGTAGATGAAGGAGGGGAATCTGAGATATTTGCTAAAATGATTTTTGATGAGGCTACTAAAGACTTGAGCGCAGATGAGCAGACTAAATGGAATGCAGCTTTATTTGGAGACAAACATGGGCTAACTGCGGAAGCAGTAATGGATTTAGATAAAAAAGCAGAAGATAAAATTGCTGAGGATGAAGATATTGATCCAGTTAATGTTACAAGAAAGGTTGGAGAAAGTGGCGTTGTAGATGATTACTTAACATCTCTCGTTGTTGAGGATCACAAGTTTACTGAAGAAACCTTAGTACAGCCTCCTGCTACAACTAATAATCAACCCACCACGAAAGAAGAACGAAAGTTATATGAATTTGCTATTAATTATTCTGGTGAAAAACCCGGGTCTAAAATATTAAATCTTATCAAAGAAGATACAAGAAATCTTGGCAATATTGTAAGGCATGATAAATCTAGAGAATTATTAAGCCTTGCAGTAAAGACTATTGCAGAATCAGATGGTCTTCCTGCTGGTACTGATCTTACTGATGTACATGAAAATGAATTATCTAATCTTGTATCATTATTTAGTGAAAAAGGTAAAATAGTTTCTTCTGAATCTAGAGATATAGATGGGAACATTATAGATTCTATAGAGTGGAGCAATGTTTCTCTTGAGGAATGGCAAGGTACTGGTATATTAGACAAGCAAAGCATGGAAGACGTAAATGATTTTATTGATAGAATGGGGTTTGAGTCTCAGAATAAAGAATACGATGCTTTCATAGATGCATACAACCAATCTCAAATTGAATCTGCCGATGAGAGACAAGCCAATATAGATGCCATGTATGAGGCTAATATGTCAAAAGGGTTTGGTGAAGCTACTGATGCAGAGATTGAGGCAGAGCAAGACAAAGGGTCTATGTCTATAGAAGACATGAAAAAGGCTCAAGCTCAACAATCAGAAACTCCTTGGGAAGATGGAAAAGAGACTGATTATTCTAAAATGAGTGAAAGTGAAAAATACGAAACACGATTTACAAGACTGAATGATGCTTTAAAAGATGAACAAATGGGAATGATAGATGCTCAAATTGATCAAGACTTAAAGAATAATCCTAATAAGAAAAAAGACCCACTTGCCTTAGCAAGTGCTTTTAAAAAGGCTTATGAAATGTTATTAGGGGAGGGTTCTTATGAAAAAAATGGTGTTGGTAGTGAAGTTTTTAACTACTTAAGGGACAAAGCAAAAGGAAAAGATATAACTTTTGAAGATTACTTAGCAAAACAACTTGCACTAGAGAAACAAGAGACACCTGAAACACCAGAAGTACTTACTTCTCCAGAATCACAAGAAACATTTAAAAGCTTACCTGAAAAGTTTATTTCGACTGTTGATATTAAAGATAAGGGAGTTGATATTAGAAAGGGTATTGAATATTCTCTCGAAGTACAAAAAGGTAGACGAGGCACAATTCTTAATTATATTAATCGTGAAGTTGGAACATCAGCAATGAATAGGAAAGTTGGGGAAGACCAAGTTGCTAATGTAGAAGTAATGCAGAAAATGTTATCAAATATAGAAACTTCACAGGTTACAGAGGTAACTGAAACGCCTCTTCCAGTAGGAAAAATTTCTACAATGTTGGTTAAGGATTTAAAAGTTGCACTAAAACTCCTTGGGCAACCTATAACTGGTAATAAAGCAGAGCTTGTTAGTAGACTAGAAGCTGCTCAGAAACAGCAAGATGTACAACCTAAAACTCCTAAATCTAAATTCTCAGAAGAAACTATAGTTGAGACTAAAGAAGATAAAAAAGGAAGAATTTGGACTTATTTTTCTAATATTGTTGAAAAGGCTGGAGTTAAGACTACTAAGTTTTTTTATAACAGAAGTGACAAAGATGCAACTCAGAGGAAAAAGGCTAGGGTTACACAAGAAGCAGCATTTGGAGATGAGCTAGAGGTTAAACCTGAATCTTTAGAAGGCATGGATGGTGAAGTTACTCATGTTTGGGAGATAAGAGAAAATACAGACCCTGAGAGTAAATTCTTTGGTAATAAATCTGCTACAGTAACATTTACATTACCAGATGGGCAATCATTTAAGGGTGAAGTAGAACTCCAAAAGAAGGATGCTCATGGAGAGCCTACTATAGTTTATGGTAAAACTGGCAAAGAGCGTTCAAAGGGTGATGTTGTAGCTGCTAGTTATAATAAGAAAAGAAATGAAATAACTATAGATAAAGATGCTCTAAAGCAAAAGTATGCTGAGAAATCATGGACTAAGCCTAAAGTCAAAGGTGTATTTGGATTGCCTAAAAATGCTTTTAAAACTTATGAGTCATTTGAACAGTTTGTAGTTGAGCATGAAGTTTTACATTCAAAATGGAAACAGGGTAAGGGTGAGACAAC